GGTTTATTCTTACTACACCCATACATTCTTCTAAGAACTGATTAGTACCGCCCCATTGTGTGTAATCACAGTCTAAATTAGGATAATCTTTAGGTTCATACTTTGTAGTAAAGTATTCCCATACTGAATCTCTTATAGACTTATTCCACATAATATATGCTGTTTGTAAGCCTGATAACCAACCAAAATCACTTATTGTGGCAAATGGTTTATCCAGTGTTAATATGTGATCTATGTTACCTGTTATAATAGTATCTAAATCCATATATACTAATTTGTCTGCATGATCATGTTCTGGATTAGTTAAGCCTATAATATACCACCATACTGGTAAATCTATAAGAAACGGTCTTGTTTCACAATCTACACCTTCTGGATCATCAGTATAACATATAAATCTGTGTTCTACTGTGGTGTTTCTCTGTATTGCTCTATATAGATTATTCACATAGTCTGCTGTGAACTTTGGCCCCCATTTGAAACATACTATATCTATCATTTGAAATATGTCCTCCATTCTGAATTACTATGTGCTTTACATATATGATTTATTGGAATATTGTGTTCTTCTCTGCCTCTGCTCTTTATTTCACACCATACTTTATTTAAGATGTGATTACGTTCAATAACTTTGTCATTGCGTACCATCATATTGTGTATTGTGTCGCCTGTAACAATATCACATGTTATCATACCGCCCCATGTTGGATACTTTGCGTCTGTTTGCTTTATAATCATGTTAGGGTCTTTGCAAGTATGTAATATAGTATTGGTTATGTTAGTACCATTTACTATGTTTACTATGTTCATTGCGATTGCACTACTTTGTTCGTCACCATGGTCTATATAAGTGTCGCATATACTCAATAACCATCTAACATCAAAATGTTTAAGGAATGTGTTTAAGTATGTGGGTACTAATCTAAAGAACTCCAGACTGTTTTGTGTTACGTCTATTCCTCTACGCAAGTATATTATGTGTTTGACTAGAGTATGGCATATTTCCGGTTTACCCACAAATTCGCCTCTTACTGCTTGTATATTTTGTTCTACATCAGTTAACCTATTTAAATTTTGTGCTGGTTTTACATCTGTAATTAGGGTCATTGGGTCTATCATGCTGAATCAGTTAATCTAGTTGTAACATATATGTACTTAGTATCGTCAGGACAACTCCATAAGTATTCTTGTGCCTGTTGTCTACAATCGTCTAGGGTATGTGTTTTGAATGTTTTTAAATATTCTTTATCAGGCTCTATGACCTTTATGATATATTCTACGTTTGCCATTTTAAAATCCTCTGCTTATTCCTTTGTGAGTAACTGTTTGTTTTATTCTTACAGGATACAAGTGATTAACCATGTAACCCAGTGCATCATTAAAGTGATCTAATCCACTATGTTTTTCCGGTTGTCTTGTACCTTCTGAATAAACATGCTTTTGTAAACAATTTGCCACCTTTTTACATTTAGGGTCAATAGTTAATTTACTGAAGCCTTCAATACTCTTACATACACTATTTACACTCGCAATGCGATCTTTTACACTAGGATTGATAGAACCTACTCGCAATTGGAATCCTGCGTTCTTCAGTATGATGTGATCTGTTCTCCCACCCGCTGATGTACGCCTTTGTGCACCACTGGCATCTGGGTAACAAAATACTTTACGTTGTGGATATCTATCCTGTATTTCTTTAACCATAGTGTCTGTGTCTGTACCCCATATTTCTATTTCATCTATAACATGTAAGCCATTAGGATGTTGTATGGCTATAACAGCACAGCCTGGCGAGACATTAAAATCGATTCCGCAATGTAATGGTACTCTTTGGTCTTTACTGTAGGGTATTTCAGTTATATTATGTTCACCAAATGCATAGTATATTCTGCCTGCATAGTCTACGAATTTAGCCTCAAATTCTTGAGCGTAAGTTCTTTCGTCTAAATCTATACGGGCTTGGGCTAATTCTTCTTGTGAGACTATGCCACCTTGTGCTGTAGTATATTGCCAACTATGCCATTCTGTTTGTGTTTTAGCATTGTTATATAAGTCATATAAGAAACCTTTTCCTTTAGGAGAACTGATTATTAGTGCATGTCCATTTTTATCTGCTAGTGTGGGTCTTATAACTGCTTGCCAAGTGTCTTGCAATTTAGGTATATCAGCGGCTTCATCTATAACAACAGCATCCACACCAATACCTCTGATTCTGTCAGGAGTATCTGCACTACGTAGGAATATTTGACTGTTATTGATTAGTGTTACAGTTAGATCTGATTGATTGACTTTTTTAAGCCATTGACGTTCTCTGAGTAAGTCAACTAAGTCTTGCCATATAATTTGCTTACACATTGAATACGTAGGTGCTATATACATACATTTTGAATTAGGATAACGAGCATGTTTAGCCAGATAGGCTATAGAAGCATATGACTTGCCTCCTCTACGGCCGGCAACTACTACTTTAAAACGTGAAGGATTATCTAATATATCCTTCTGTATATCTGTTAACTGCATATCTTTATGTGGAAGTGTTATTCTTCCGGTTTATCTTCAATCCATGGAAGTATTTGTGTACTTTCATTACTTATAGGAGATTCTGATTGTCCCAGTATATTCTTACCTAACCATATAAGAAGTGTTCGGTCACCATTAAGAGCCAACTTCAATTGTGCCGCTCTGAGACGTTGTTTCGTTTCCAATTTACCCTTTGTGATAATATCGCGAAAGTTGTCCGTAAAGGTGCTTAATGGTACATCAAAGAAGTCTGCCATTTCTTTATTTGTACAATGTAATTTAGCAAGTTCTAACACTTGTTCTTCTGGTATAACTGTTTTATTACGCCCTATGACACGGCCTCTCACAGTCTTTTCACCGTACTTGATGTTTGTTACTTTATATGGTGTCTTTTGGTCTATATCAGTTGACATTGCTTCTCCTGTATATCAGTATTATCGCTACTGTATGCGTATAGTTATATTTATCTAATTATGGAAATTTGATGAGTCTTTTTATTAGTAGGTGCTAAAACAAGTTCATCTTCTATTATAACATAGCGATCTTGTTCTTTTTTAGGCATATCTGCTAGTATAAGTATGGTTTTCCATTGTTTTTCAGTTATATTGTCAGAATTATACAACTGATTCCAATATATTGTTACATAGTGCTGATTAAAGTATGGATTACTTATTCTCATTTGTTGTTGATGACTTAGCATAATAGTATTTATATACTGTTTTAACTAATACTATAACTTTCTTGCAAACACTTCGTGTTTAGCAATCAACTACTCGTGCCTTCGGACACTTCGTAGTTGTTTACTTCTAAGACGAACCAAGTAAGAACATTATACCCGTTATCATGGAAGAAAGATCATAATACTCCTATACAGGAGTAAAATGTATCATCATGGTAAGATGAGTCATTGTTACTGGGTTGCTTCGAAGGGCGGAATGCTTTATCCCTCCATACAATACCCACTCTGGTATCATTCGGGCTAACTGTATACTTGTAACATTTGTATAACAGTTAGTGTATGTTGCTTTTTCTCAGAGCATACATTCTATTATTTGCCATGTATGAGAATAGGAATACTCGTTCTGCGGCTTTACTATTATTCAAGTCCTGCCAGGGTCTATATATCCGGTGACCAACCTTATGTCCTATTTGTTAAGTTGCTTTAAGATCTGTTTTAGTATGATCTCTCTTACTACCACTGAACTTTTTGTTTTTTCTTAATGCCATTTCTGCTCGTCTGCTTTGGTTTTTACCTTTATCTTCACTCCATGTTACCCATGATGCTAATTTATCTAACTGATAAGGTGCTAAAGCAGATAAGTCTTCTGTGCCATAATACTTTTTAGCCAATCTGTATATTGTTTTATTTAATTTTGCCATAATGTTTGCCTTAATGTAATTCTATTTATGCTATGCTTCAATAAATTTAATCTGTTTTGGTATTTCGTTTTGTTCTCTTGTAATATGACTGTATCCTACTTCATTACATAGTAGTCCATCTTCACTGTAAAGAGCATTTATAGCCACAAATAATGTTTCTATATGCTTTAGTTGTGCTTTTGCTATATCTACATCAGGATTACGCATAATATTACTTACTATACCTGCGGCTAGTGTTATATAACTGTTTCTCTTTTTAGATACTCGGCTTGTGGGTAAGTCTTTTGTTCTTTCAAACAGTACTTCACAGAATGTGTGATCAACTACTTGTTTTGCTAGTACATCTATAACTAATCTGTTTAACCATGCAATTATTTGATGTTTTTCTTCTTCATGCAAATAAACATACTTACTTAACTCGCCATTGCCTAAAGGTTTACGTCTATAGTAATATACTTGTTTGTCTTTTTTGTTTATGTATGCAGGAGGTATGTCCAAATAAGATATACTCATGTTGAACTCCTTAGGGGTGTAAAGGGCAAGTGTAAATTACAATTTGTAATTTCCAAATGTGGCAACATTATGTTATAGTCCGAATTAGAACTTTTTAGGAAAATTTGCCCTTTACAGTATATATTTATCACTTTCATTATTTTGCCTTTTGGTTTGCGATTTTTTGACTTGCTAGTGCAATATGCTTTTCACAGTCCCATTGAAGTGCAATATCTCTTTCTTTCTGATAATCAGGATGTTCAGGCATTAACCAAAATCTATCACCTTTAAAGTGTGGTAGTTCAGTCCAATGTTTAGTGTGTTTATACTTTTCTACTTTTCGGTTTCTGTAAGTACCTACATTTTCTAATGTATCTTCACAGTATACGGTGCCGTGTGTACTTTCTCTTAATGATAATGCAACTGGGTGCATTTGTAATTCTTTACATATCTCTACTATTGTTTTACCATATTTGGCTTCCCATTCGCTTGGCTTTGCTTTGCGTTGAAACGGTGTACCATAGTTGCGTACCCTCATATGTATAGTAGTAGTTGCAACGTTTTCTCGTTCTGCTATTTTCCAAGCAGGTTCTCCCCATTTCTTTTCGAATGGCGATACACTCGTCATGGGTTTTTGTTTTTTTATAAATCCTGTTTTATTAGGCATAATTAGTCTCCTTTATTATTTTAACACTTTTATTTATCACTATCAGTCAAAATAGTGCTTAAAAGTGGTAAATTATTTAAAGGATTACTTGGTTAACTTGGTTATCTGTCTTTGAGCCCACCTTAGACCAGGTGTTGAACCCCAAAGCATATATGCCTGAATGGCTTTTGAATTTTCTGCTGTTTTTCCTTGTGATTTTGCGTTTCTGTAATTCTCTCTTGCTCTTAACAAGTAACTACGCATACGCAATAATGTTTGTAGTGAGACATCCTCTCCCTTTGCTAGTTGGTTTGCTCTTGCAAGGCCTACTAGTGTACCTGCTTGACGACTTTTAGGTAGTGTCTCTCTAACATCTAATGCCTTACGGGCTATTTTTCTTACATCTGCTGGTGCTACTGGCATATTACATCACTATACTTGCTATAGTGGCTCCTAATGTTGATAGTGCAAGTAACACAAGACCCCATATACGATTGTCGAGTCTGTCTAGACGAGTCTCGAAATATTTTCTGTTATCCTTGACTGCCGTATCAAGATTGTCTAAATCTTGTTCTATATGCGCCAAATGGTTATTCTTAATTATTTCAATCTCTCTATGGAGCTCTTGTGTTGTTATTCTTTTAGCCATTATATAACTCATCTATTTCAGTTGTTGTAGTAATTTCTCCAGCCCATATTTTATCTGTTATAGACTTACCTTTAGAATTACCATTATAATTGTCTAAAATATAAGTAATTAACTGACCTTTTTCTTCTAAATTATCCATCTTCATATCCTACTTTATTTCTTAATTCTGTTAATTTTTCTCTGTCCTGTTGTATAAGAACAGGAATATGTGTTGATGTGTTATCTCCACTGTCTTCATCAGGATGGCTCCATAACCATTCTGAATGTTCTTGTGAGGCATTTAATTCTTCACACTTATTTATTAACCATTGTGCATTTGCTTTGGGAAATTTATAAACAAATGCTTCGTGGTTACTGCTCTTAAATATTGTACTCCACGTATTCATACAATTTACATGTGTGTCTAGTACAAGTATCTTATCCATTAAATTATAACTCCAGGGACATACTCCTCTAATACTAGCGAAGTATTTTGCCCAAGTACTATCCTCTTTTGCTACCTTTGCCTTTAGCACCTTTCTTCTTCTTTTTCTTCATTCCGCCTCTTTGTGATTTTGGCATATTATTCTCCTATTTCTGTTATTATCCATTCAGTTCCATTCCATACTGGAATGTGTGTATAGTGATCATAGTATTCTGTAGGTTCTACTTCTGTATACCCACATGTTGTATCATCATTATGTGTTCTTGTACTACCATTATAATGATTATTTTCTAATTTATATCTGTGATAATATTGTGTCATTATCTATCCTTGTTGTAGTAATTTGTTAATGTAATTTTTTGTAATAGATCTTCACCGTCACCACTACCTGCGGCATCTATATGAGCTACAGTAGTAGCACTATGACCAAATTGCAATATTGTGTTACCTATACTTATACTACCCCATCTTTGTGCACCAGTAGGCATATATGTAGGATTAGTAGTAAGACTAGGAATTGTTACATCCATAAAGTTAGTGGAACTCCATGATCCTGCATATACATTACCATCTGTACCCATAGCGGCACCCATGGTTTGAGTACCTCCCGATATCGCTGTTAATGTATTTGCTGTTGGATTAAATTCGTATGTATTTGAACCAACGTGTGCCATTATATACAAGTTACCGTTTTTACCATTAGCAATACCCTGACTTTTATTATTATATGTACCACCATAGTTGTTTTGATATGCTGTATCAGTAGTAGGATCTATTTTTAAGATGTATCCACTGTTATAACCACCTGCATATATACAATCATCTGCTATTGATCTTACACCTGACACATATTTTGCACTTGTAGTGCCTAATGTTATACCTAAATTACTATTGACGGCTGTATTTGCTGTGGTATTGACTATAACTGCATCAGAAGGATCTCCTATACAATATAATTTATCTCCTGCAAATCTGGCAAATTCACACTTAAATCCACTAAACGTTAGACCCCAGTCTTGTAATTCAAATGTACCTGCATCTACATCATATATAAGGAACTTATCCATAGAATAAGGTGGCCAATATATTTTGTTATCTGGACCTAAAGCACCAGCAATATATTTAGGATTACCACTTAGTGTTTCACCACTGTCTATTTCTGTAGCAACTTGATTTACAGGATCATATTCTAATATACTGTTTGTTGATTTTGCACTTGGGCAAAGATATACATTACCGTTAGGTGCGGCTACTGGACCTCTATATGCGCCTGTCGTATTCCATATAGTACCTCCTATATCAAAAGTGGTAAAAGAACGTGTACCTGTAAGTGAGAATGTAGATACTACATTTGATACATCGGTTTTACTTAATTGATACCATTCTGGTACGGCCGGCGTACTGTCTTGCAAGAATTGGAAACCTAATCTACCACTAAAAGGCATTCTTACTCCTATGCGTATGCTTTACTTAACGTTGCTAAGTAATGTGTACCGTCATAAACAACATTTATAACATCTATACTGCCGCCTGCTGTTGATAATGTTTTATCACCACCCGCGAACTTCATTGTACTAGTCAATGCATGTGAACCTGTTCCATCTTGTGTAACTTTTATAGTATAACTACTACCTGCTTGTGCATTTGGAATGCTGTTAAATGTTATACCACCAGTTGCTGTTAAAGTAAATATACTACCATTTACAGCATTTATACTTGCACTAATATTACCGCTTTGATTACCTAATGCTACAACTGTTTCATTAAATTGTTTTAATTCAGCACCGTTAGGTGTAAATGTAAATTTAGTTGTACCATCATCTTTTACATATAAATTATCTGTAGTCTGATCCATTTCCATAGACCATTGTGCGTTAGTTAATTGATATGCTGTACCTGTAATATTACCAATAGTTGCTATACCACCACTACCGTCTATACTGTCAACTGTAAATGTTACATTATTAGTTGTTGCTATACCTTTAAGGTTTGCGCCACTAATTGTAATTG